GAGCACGTTCTTGGGCAACAGTGGCAATTCGCACAGCAGCAGGCTCGTACTCGAGGTCGTAACGGTCAGACCACCTCGCGTCCCAGTCGCGGCGCCAACGGCAAGGACTTCGGAGACGCGGCGGCCAGCCGTTTCGCGGCTCAGTTCATGCGAGAGCGCGGCCTGGACGTGGGTCCACCGTCAACTGGCGAGGATCTTGGCCTGCTGTAGTGCTTTCTGTTTCAGAAAGGACACAGCATCATGCCGTCGTTTTCCGCATCGGACATTCCCGATCTGGTGAAAGGTACTCTGTACCACCTGGGACGGTTCAAGTTCCAGCAGATCGCTCAGGATCTCGTGCGCTACGAGGTCTTTACCAAGTGGTTCAAGGAGAAGAAGGCCGTGGTCAGCGGCGGGTTGGGCATCCAGCGCAACCTGATGACGCGCTACAGCCAGACCGCTCGTCACGTCAGTTGGAACGACGAAGACAACACGTCGGTTTCCGACTTCCTCGAACAGATGCGCGTGGACTGGCGCAGCCTGACCGACTCGTACGGGTTCGATTACCGCGAGGTCATTACGAACACCGGCGAGCCGCAGGTCGTCGACATCATCAAGGTGCGACGCGCGGCCTGCATGTTGGGCATCGCGGCCGAACTGGAACGCGCGGCCTGGACCTGCCCGGCGGCGGCCGACACCAAGAATCCGTACGGGATTCCGTACTGGGTGGTGATGAACGCCACGACGGGATTCAACGGCGGCCTGCCGTCGGATCACTCCACGATCGCCAACGTCAACCTGACGACGCAGGCGCCCAACTTCAAGAACTACACCTGGACCTACAGCGCCGTCAACAAGGGGTCGTGTGTGAAGAACTGGCGGACGGCGCATCGCCTGACGCAGTTCGTGTCGCCGGTGAAAATCGACGATTACCGCGGTGCGGTTGGCGAACAGTTCCGCCACTACACCAACGAAACCACGCTGTCGTCGCTGGAAGACGTGGGCGAGGCGCAGAACGAAAACCTCGGCCGCGACCTGGGGTCGATGGACGGCACGATGACGTTCCGGTCGAATCCGATCATCTACATCCCGCAACTGGATGAGGTGACGACGAACCCGATCTACAGCATCGACCACAGCACGTTCTACCCGATCGTGCAGAAGGGGATGTTCATGGTCGAAGGGGATGCGGTGCAGGTTCCCGGCAAGCACCTTCGCTTCTACATCCCGATTGACCTGTCGTACAACTACGTGTGCGTGGACCGCCGCCGAAACTCGGTCGGTTACTACGTCGCCCCGTAACGCGTAGCGGCGCTCGTCCGCTCGCGTGACTGCTCGTTCACAACCGACCTTGGAGATTGAATATGGATACGCTTGTGACTGGTGACGTGAAGTTCACCGGGAAAAACTCCGATACGGGCCTGTCGCCAGCCGTGTGGAGTCGCATTCCGCTGGGGAAGATGATCGACCCGAATAGCGGGAAGTTCGTTTTCGACGACTTCCTGACGTTTGGCGGATCGGTCACGTCGAATGTTGGCAGCTACGTCTCGCAGGGCGGTGCCTATCGCACCTACGAAGACAACGGTGGCTCGGTCGCCCAGATCGCGACGTCGACCCGCGGCGAGGTGGAAATCCAGACTGACGGCACCGACAACGACGAGGTGTGGATGTCTCCCGGTGGCGCTGCCAGCGTCCTGGGCGCCATCTCGGACACCGCCGGCGATGATCTGCTGATGATCTTCGAGGCCCGCGTCAAGCTGTCGCAGATTACCAGCGGCAACGCGTTCGTTGGTCTCGGCGAGGAAGGGCTGGCGGCGGCCGACACCATCACCGACGGCGATGCGCTGGCGGACAAGGATCTGATCGGATTCGCCCAGCTTGCGGACGATCCCGATGCGTTCGATTTCGTGTACCGCATGGCTGGCCAGGCGGTGCAGACCAAGGTTTCGGTGGCGCATACCATCGTCGCCGATACCTACGTCAAGCTCGGGTTCGTCTACGATCCACTCGCTCCCGCTGCGAAGCGGATCAAGGTGTTCGTCAACGGCGTTGATTCGGGAACGTACGTCACCGCGACGAACATCGCGGCGGCGACATTCCCGGACGCGGAGGAACTGAACGCCCTGTTCGGCGTGAAGAACGGCGCCGCAGCCGCGAAGAAGTTGACCGTCGACTGGTGGGCTTTCTACCAGGCGAAGGCATAGTATCGAGGAGCGCTGCCGACCCGGTGGCGCCTGTGCGCACGTTCCCCGTCCGAGTTCTACCGCTGCTCGGGCGGGGACTGCGTAACAGACTGGCAACCAGCGGTAACACAGGTGTCGAATGGCGACGGCGATGGAACAGCGGGTAGCGGCTCGTATTCCCGAGAACGATCAGCGTCTGATGCGAACGATGCTGAAACTTCCCGAGGACGGCACGCTGCCGCAAAGCGTTTTGGACCGGTATGCCGCTTTGCGGTCGTACACCGATCGTATCGGCCTGACCCACTTAAGCGGGGAAGCGCTGGCGCTGGTGTGCCTGCACTCGCAGCAGCCGGTGGAACCTGACCCGTTGGCGTGGTTCACCGATCGCTGGAAGTCGGGGGAACTCAAGAAGGGCTCGGTACTGTCGGTGCTGTGGCGCGACGAATGGGTGCCCTGCACCATCGTTAATTTCAATGCCCAATCGAACAAGGTTTCGTTCCTGATGGCGTCCGATCCCGTGGAACGCGACCTGCCACTCAAGCGGTTCAGCTTGCCAACTCCCGTCAACGCGGCGCGATAGCACATGGCTGACGAACTCACCCTGTCGTACAAGGCACTACGCCGCATCCTCGGCACCTACGCGGGGTGGGGAGGCGACGAGGGCAAGTGGTCGCCCGAACAGAAGGTGGTGTGCGACGACGTGTTCCGCGAAGGGATGCGGCGAGCCTACTACCCGATGGACGCCCGGGGCCGGGCGGTTACGTGGTCCTTCCTGACTCCCACTCGCCAACTGGTGACGACGAACGAGCAGGGCGACTACGACATGCCGGAGGACTTCGGCGGCATCCTCGGCCCGCTGATGTACGCTGCCGACGACAGCGGCACCCTGCCGGTGCAGATCGTTTCGGATGCCATGATCCGGTCCCGCCGGCAATACTCCTCGGACGGCACCACCGGGGCGCCGGAAATGGCGTCCCTGGAGCAACTGTCGCCTACGGGTGCGGCGGGGACGCGGTATCGCCTGTCGCTCTGGCCGACACCCAACGACGCCTACACGCTGTCGTTTCGCTGTATCGTCATTCCGCAGCCCCTGGGGGCGGCCAATCTGGTGCCACCTGGCGGACCGCGGATGAGCGGCGTGCTCAAGTCGGCCGTGCTGGCGGAGTACGAATCGCGATTCAACGACGGACAGGCCCAATGGCAGACCATCTTCCAGCAGGAACTGGCTGCCGCAATCGCTCAGGATGCCTCTCTGGAGCCCGAACGCATCAGCCCCGACCCAACGAGCTACCGCGACAGCGCGTGGACGGTGGGCGGTCCTGTGGTACGCTGGAGGCCCGGGCAGGTACGTTTCTCACTCGACGACTAGGGGACCATTTTCATGCAGACACTCGACTTCCACGGCGTCACTGGCAACGGCATCCCGGTCATGCGGGTGGACAACGCCACGTTCCTGCAGTTCGGTACGACCGTGCCGACCGATGGCGCGACGGGCTACGCCAAGGGGTGCTTCTTCATCAAGACGAACGGGAGCGCCGGCGGCATCCTGTACATCAACGAAGGCACTTCGGCCAGTTGCGATTTCAACCTGGCCCTCTCGGACGAGGTGTCGGCGATGCTGGATGGCGTCACGGCCGGCACCTGGGCGGCCAGCAAGGCTTGCACGCTGAACAGCAGCGGCGATGCCACGCTGGTTGACGGAACCGACCTCGTGTTGGGGACGTCGACCGGCACGAAGATCGGCACCGCAGTTTCGCAGAAACTCGGGTTCTGGAACGCGACCCCGGTGGTGCAACCGAGCGGTGCAGCACAGGCGGCCCTGACCAACAGTACGGGCGGCACAGCGGACGCTACGCTGTCGGCCGTCGGTGCCACCAATTCCAGCGATGTGTCAGGCACGATCAACAACAACTTCACCGAACTGTACACGCTGCTGAACGCCATTCGCACGGCGTTGGTCAACGTGGGCATCATCAAGGGTGCTGCGTAATGGGCACCGTCGCGTTGCGGTCATCGTTTACAGCCGACCTCGGCGGAGATCGGCTTGCGGGCGGTCACGAAGGCGACGTCCTGCTCATCACCTGCGGCAGCGACGCGCACGACGACCGCTCGTTTTCGATTGCGCAGAACACGACGAAAACGCTCTGGGACGCAACCACCAGCCCTTGTGCCGACTTTGACTTTCTGTGGATCGAGACGGACGTCGAGGTCATCATCGAGTTGATTACCGACCAGAATGCCGGGGTCGGCAAGGAACCCTACACGATCACCTTGTATCCCGGCGTTCCTTTCGTGCTCGCCAACGATCAGAGTTACGCCAACTACACCACCAACTTTGCGGGCGGCACACTCGACGTCATCGACAAAATCCTGTGTCGCAACCTCGAGGCTGACACGGCAACAGTACGGATTTTTGTCGCGACGTAGCCGCGAAGATATGGCGCGCAGTCGCATCATCGGTCTCCGATTCCCTGTCGGCGGCATCAACCGTCGGCAGGGATTTCAATCGCAGCCACCGTACACCACGGTCGACTGTCTGAACGTACGCCCCGATTCTGTGTCAGGGCACCGCGAGCGCGGCGGATCTCGGCCAGGAACCAATCCTTCGCACCGGGGCACGCTCGGCAGCGGCAATCCCGTGCGGATGCTGGCCAATCTGGACGTCATCGAAACAACGGGCCTGACCTACTGGCAGGACACGTTCGACGGAGACGCGATCGGCAGTGTGTGGTCGACGCCGGCCTGGATCACGCATGCGCCCCTCGTCGCCGACGGCGTAGCCTACGGGGATCGCCGGTACTCGACGTACGGCGCTGTGCGATCGGCGTTTTCCACCACGATCGACACCGCCAAAGACTACATCGTGGAGATGTTCATTGTCCCTCGGGGCAATATCCACGATTCCACCTATCGAATCTACATTCGGATGGACAACACCACTCCGAACGTCACGACGGACGGAGTGACGGCCACGCTATCCCTGTCGCCGACGGGCGCCTTCTCCGGGTCGCTCGCGGTGGCCGGCGGGAGTACCTATGCGTTCACTGCTGGCGATGATAATGCACCTTCTGCGGGCTGGTTCAGCCTGCGGATCAGCGGCAACAACGTCTCAGCGTACTGGCGCAACAGCACGCTCATCTCCAGCCAATCTGTTGGCGCTCATACGGGACAGCGCGTCGGGTTCTCGATGTCCACCAGCAAGCCGATTGAGCCCGCAATCGAATCGTTCCGCGTCCAGTATTACCTGTCGGGCGGCAATCAGCGCACGAACCGCCGCATTTTGCTGGCGTCGTCGAATGGGTCGCTCTACAAGGAGGATTTCCTGGGATCGACGGTAGCCGTCAGCAGTTCGCTCACCCTGGCTTCCGACCGCAGCATCCAAGCCCAGCAGCGATTGCAGAAACTGTACATCGCCGACACAGGGGAATGGAAAGGGTCCGGGACGGACGGCGCGAGGGGAACGGCCAACGCCAAGTTTGACGCGACCAGCATCACCGACTGGACCACGCTGGGGATTGATACCGACGACGACGTGCTGGTCATCTACGACAGCAGCAACACGACGACGTTGATTGATGGCGTCTACAAGATCAGTTCGGTGGGCTCGGGGGAACTGACCCTGACAACGGACTGCGCCACGACCAGCGGAGCTACCTGCTCCTGGTACATCACCCGCTCTCCGAAAGTGTACGACTACGCCACGAACACGCTGGCGCAGTGGACCGCCACCACCGGCAAGGGATTCGTTCCTCCGACACAACCCATCGTCTGCCTGTATCGGGATCGGTTGTTTTTGGCCGGCGGTTCGGATTCTCCCCACCTCTGGTACATGAGCCGCCAGGGAGATCCGCTGGACTTCGATTACGGACAGGAGGACGCCGGCCGGGCAATTGCCGGAGAGAACGCCCAGGCTGGCATCATTGGCGAGCCGATCACCGCAGCCGCTCCCCACGGGGATCTGTGCCTGGTCATTGGGTGCAAGAATTCGCTGTGGATCATGCGGGGAGATCCGGCCTATGGAGGCCAGATCGACAACCTCAGCCGCACGATCGGCATCGTCGACAAGTTCGCGTGGACCTACGTGCCGAACGTGTCAGCGGACAATTCCGGGACTCTGGTGTTCCTGTCGTCGGACGGCGTTTACATGCTGCCGGCGGGCTGCGGGGCGTCGGAACCGACCAGCATCTCGCGCGAGAAGATCCCGGAGGAGTTGCTGCACGTCGACTCGCAGGTCATCGAAGCCCAGTTGGCGTACGATCTGCTGGACCGCGGAGTTCATATCTGGCTGACCAAGAAAGACAGCGGGTACACG